CCCAAGGGCGAAGGAAGATCGTCTCAATAAGTGAGATAGTGTAAAAAATTGCACTATAATATATACTAGTATGATTATATCAAAAGCCCAGTGGAACGCAGAGGGCGAAAATCTTAGATTATCAATGCCTTTCAGTAAGGTAGATAAAGAAAGACGAACTGTTTCTGGTTTTGCAACTCTTGACAACGTAGATAAGCAAGATGACATTGTTACAACTGAAGCAAGTTTAAAAGCATTTAAAAAATTTCGTGGAAATATTCGTGAGATGCATCAACCATCTGCTGTTGGCAAAATGGTTTCATTTAAAGAAGATAAATATTATGATGAGAATTCAGAAAAAATGTACAATGGAGTTGTTGTTTCTGCATACATTTCAAAGGGTGCACAAGACGCTTGGGAAAAAGTTTTAGACGGAACATATACTGGTTTTTCTATTGGCGGAAGAATGAACGAGTGGGACGATGCCTATAATGAAAAAGTAGACAAAACAATTAGAGTTATTAAAGATTATGACTTAGTAGAATTATCTTTAGTTGATAGCCCAGCAAATCAATTTGCAAATATAATTTCAGTAGAAAAAGTAGATGGAGTAAATGTTGTTAAGGGTGCAGACACAGTAATTGAAAATGTATTCTGGGATAAAAATTCAGGTGTTGTAATGTTGTCACAAAATGAATCAGAGTTAAGTCCAACTGATGGAGTACAAATGGAAAATATAGGTTTCGTTGAAAAAACAGACAACGAGAAAACAAAAATGATAAAGTTCTTAGTAGCAAGTGCTAAAGGCACAAACACTTCTAAGATGAATAAGGAGGAAAATCCTATGTCAAAAACAACAAAAAAGACAGCAGAAGAAATCGTTAAGAATTCAAATGCTGTTGTTGAAGATATTCAGGTCGCTCCTCAGGTAGAAGCCATAGTCGAAACTGCTGAAACTGAAAAATCAGAAGATATTACAGTGGCAGAAGTTGCAGCAACAGAACAGAATGAAGTTTCCGAAATTACTAAAACAGAAGATGTTAAGGTAGAAGAAGTTACAAAATCTGAGTCAGTGGCAACACCAGAAAAGACTGAAGAGGTATCTAAATCTGATCAGGTAATTGCAGAAGCAGTTATTGAAATCAACAATACTTTAACATCAGCCTTTAGCGATCTAGTTGCAACCGTTAAGTCTCTACAAGAGCAGGTTAATACAATCACAAAATCAATTGATGCAGTTACACAAGATGCAATTGCAACAAAAGATGCATTCAATGAATTTGGAAAGCGAGTAAACGCCGTTGAAGCAGATACAGCATTCCGAAAATCTGGAGATCTCGGAGAGATTATTCAGAATCAGCCTGAAATGGTTGAAAAATCCCTATGGGGCGGTCGTTTCCTCAAAACAGCCGATCTATTTAGATAAATCATCTGGAGGTGTAATCATGTCGGAAGAAATTAAGAAAAATCAGCCAGGTACAAGTGGCAACTTAGGTGGAACTACTCCAGGCCTTTTCCAAGGTCAGGGTGCATTCGCATCAGGTTCAGACGCAGCAACAAACGTACCAGGTAATTACTCTGATGGTGGAGTTATTGGGAATATCCCAACAGCACTATCAGGAATCGTAGATGGTCCAAACGCAGTTAACCCCTCAGGTGATGCTGGCAGTGGTATTCTTCGTCCAGAACAAGCACGTCAATTCATTGACTATGTTTGGGACGCAACAGTACTTGCACAAGATGGCCGTCGCGTTACAATGCGTGCTAATACAATGGAACTTGAAAAAGTTAACGTTGGTGAGCGTGTAATTCGTGCTGCTTCACAGGCAGTTGGTGACTATACCAATGCTGGAGCAACATTTAGCAAAGTAGAACTTACAACCAAGAAGATTCGTCTAGATTGGGAAGTTTCTGCAGAAGCACTAGAAGATAACATCGAAGGTGCAGCGCTAGAAGATCACATCGTTCGATTAATGACAAATGCTTTCGGTAATGATATCGAAGACCTTGCTATTAATGGTACAGGTGCAGGATCAAATGCATTCCTTTCAATTATGAACGGATTTGTTAATAAGGTAAAGACCGATGGGGATGCCCATGAGTCAGAAGTAACTGTATCAGATAACGCTTGGACACCATCTGTGATGCAAAACATCATTAATGCAATGCCACGTAAATATCGTGCACTTAAGAACAATCTTAAGTTCTATGCAGGAACAGATGTATTTGGAGGAATTGTTAAAAATAACGGTACCCTCGCAGATGCAGTTGCAGAAGCATTTGCTGGACAAGTTCCAGGAAGTACACAAGCAAACCGTCAGAATTACTTAGACGGTCTAGGACAAACTTTTGGCGGAGCACGTACAACTCGTGTTCTAGGTATTGAAGTTCAAGAAGTTCCTTACTACCCAGCAGGATATGTTGATTTAACATTCCCTGCTAACCGTGTATGGGGTTTCCAAAGAGACATTACCGTAAATCGTCAATACCAAGCAAAGAAAGATACAATCGAATACACAGTATTCGTTCGTTTCGGTCTGCAATGGGAAGAGCAAGATGCAATTGCATATGCTGACGCTGCTTCAGATTCATAATCTGTAAACAGTTTTTATTTTGGGGGTAAGAGTTAAATCTCTTATCCCCATTTTAATTTATAATGATATAATACAATTGAGGGAGAAAAATGTCAACAGAAAAACAAAAAATTGATTTAATTGAAAATAATATTTTAGGAGTATCTGTAGATAATTTGCCTGCCCAAACCAAAGAAATTAAATCAGTTAAGGTAAAAGAGTTGGTAGCCATACACTCAATTAAAAATTTATACTCTTCAAGTCTAGGAAAAGTATTAAAAGGTTATAACATTATAGAAAAAAAGAATTTAGAAAAATGGCTAACTAAATCAGGAATTAGGCTTGCCGACCCCGAAGAAGTAGCGAAGGAATACGGATTATAATATGGATATATTAAGAGTGCCCACATACCCCAAATTAACTACTTGGGAAGTACCAGACAATAATGCTGACTATACAATATACGTTGAAGATTTAGTAGACCATGAAATGGTATCTTCTAACGTTGTATCAACAGTAAACTCTAAAGTTACTTACAACTTTAGTCAATCTGATTTATTGCTAGACAGGAAATTTTTATTTCAAATTTTAGACGAAGATGAAAATATAGTTGTAGAAGATGTAATTGATTTTGTAAGACCGTATGTTAACCCAAATAGTTTGGGATCTACGGCTTCAGAAATTATAGAGTATACACAACTAGAAATGGTTGCTAGATCAATAATAGATACTATAATTCAGGATGGTTTTTATAATTCAAAAATGATAGTCCAAGGCGTTGGTCAAGGATCAGACTATTTTAATGTTTGGAAAAAATTTAATAAAGTTTTAAAGGTGTATGAAAACAATATTTTAATTTTTGATTTTGAAACTCCAGATGAAAATTTTTATGCATTTAATATTACTGGAGACAACTCTGCAATTCAACGTGTTTCTGAATCTATATACAACCGAGTTGAGCAAGGTTCAATCATACTTCCTGCATCCGCTGGAGATTTAGGATCCGTAGGAACTGGAAGAGTTGTTGATTTTCCAAGAGGATATGATTATATTTTTCTACTAGACGCAGGATATAAAACAGTTCCTGTTGATATTGAATATGCAACAAAGTTATTAATTGAAGATTTAAAGTGCGGGAAATTAGACTATTATAAACGATATGTAACATCTTACAATACTGATCAGTATAAAATTCAGTTTGATAAAACTGTTTTGAATGGAACAGGAAACATGATAGTTGATAAAATTTTAGACAAATACAGAAACAACCTTGTTAGGCCAGGTGTGATTTAATGTTATGCGAGTTAAATGACTTTATTCATCCCATGTGTGCAGATGTTTACTATGCAATAGCCTCTCAAGGTGGCTACGGTGAAATAAAAAAACAATGGGTAATTGACAGAACAATTGCCTGTAACGCCACCCCATCCTCTAGTAAAAACGTTGAAGAGTTAGACCCCAAGATGATTTCAACACTAAGCAATAAACTAAGCGCAAGATCATTAACCGACCTAAGAGTATCTTCTCTTGGCAAAAGTTATGCCATAACAGATATTTTAATTACAAATATAAGAGATGACGTTGGAAACTCAATATATAAAGAAACCTCTGGCATTCGTTCCGGAAAAGGAACAATATACGAAATTGCAACAATAAATCCATTTGTTGGTCCATTTGGAAGGATTGATTCATATAGAATGGTTTGGAGACGTACTGATAGTCAAGCGTCGGTAGACTAATGTTAGTTAAGTTAAACACCAAACTTTTTCAAAAACAGTTAGATAATATGGTAGATTATTCTTTTGGTTTTTTAGAAGGTGCTGAGTCTGGAAAAAAAATATTTTTAGATAATCTTGCAAGAGGAACAGTTGAAGCGTTAAAATTATATATAGATGCTATGGCAAGAAGCAATCCTGCAGCATTGCATCACGTTTATGAATGGTATCAAGTTGGAAACAGGGGGCAAAGATTATTTGATGTTGAATACAGAGTAACAAGTTTGGGAATATCGATTAACTCTAAATTCAAGCAGTCACAATCAATACAGTCTGGATCTTATGAGCCTTTTTATAGTAAAGCAAAAATTATGGAAGAGGGCGTACCAGTTGTTATAAGGCCAAAAGGAAACAATGCTTTAGTGTTCATGGATAATGGGACTGAGGTTTTTACTAAAAAAACAATAGTTAATGATTTTCCTGGGGGTAGAGAAGTTAAAGGATCCTATGAGAAAGTATTTGATACTTTTATGAACGTATATTTTGCTCAGTCATTTTTAACATCAACAGGATTGTATGAGTATTTAAATAATCCAAAAATATATAAAAAGAATTTTGCAGCAGGGGTTAAAGGTGGTAGATCAGTAGGTAAAGCCACTGGTTTTAAATGGATGGTCGATGCAAAAATTGAGGTAGAATAGAATTATGGTATTTGCAGCAGCAACATTTGATTTTCCAATAAAGTACATTAATGAGTATTTATATTCTGAACTTAGTAAATATGAAGATATAAATATGGCAACAAACCCAAGCATCACATCTTATATTCCGTTTTTACCAGCAGGGCAAGCAGTTAATATTTCAGAAATATATGATGGTTTACAAACTTCAGAAGACGGAGCGCTTCCTGCTGTTATATTTTATGATCGCATGATTCGTTTGAGATCTAGCGCCTTCCCAGTGGGCAAAAGAGAACAAGTTTTATACACAGTGTATGGATCTATTGCTAATTGCACCAACATTGGAAACGTAATGTTGGGAGTACTAGATCGAGAAGACTACTCTGGGCAAGATTTAAATAAATGGATGCATGATAATAGGGAAGATCTTATTGCAAAGGAATTCCCAATGAAGGTATTTTTTAGAGGAATTAGGGTTTTTCAAGCAGACGAATCCCAAGATTTAGTAGAATTAGACGAATATAGAAGAGGAAGTATTCATAAGTATATAGTAGAATACGATTATCATTTTAAGGACAACCCAGAATTTCTTTAATTTAATATAAAGTGTCCTAGCCTACAACAATAAAAAGGCTGTATAATTGTTCTGAGGAAACAAATCGTCCATATACTAACCAAAACGAGGTGAATAAATGGCATATACAAGAGGTACATCTAGCGATATTATCGTTGGCGCTGCTGCACTGTTTACAGCAGACAGTACATTAACACCAGGTACAGTGCCTGCGTTTGTAACAACACAGTCTTACAAAGAGACTTTGTCCAACTCAGCAAATATTGCTGGTGGAATTGAAAACGTAGGATACACAAGTAATGGTATCGAAATCACATTTCAACCTGATTTCGGCGAGGTTCAAGTAGATCAAATTCTTGACGTTGCAAAACTTTACAAGCAGGGTATGCAAGTAACTCTTGCTACTTCGTTTGCAGAAGCAACACTAGAAAATTTATTATTTTCAATTGCAGGTCAAGCCGACGATCTTTCAGGAACAAAAAGCACATCAGCAGGTCGCGTTCTTAATCTTGCGTCAGGCGATATTGGAGAATGTCCAGTTGAACGTGCATTAATTGCAGTAGGACCAGGAACTGGAGATTGCGAAGATTCAGACGTTATTGAGCGTGTTTATGTTGCATACCGTGCACTTTCTATTGAAAATGTTACAGTGTCAGCAAAGCGTGATACAGCAACAATGTTTGATGTTACATTCCGTCTTCTACCAGAAGATACTTCTGGATCATACGGAAAAATTATTGACCGTACAATTCAAGGTTCATAAAAACTTAATAAAGAAAGGAAGGGCCCACTAGTCAAACTGGTGGGTCTTTTTTTGATATAATAGAATTATGGCAAACACTGTTTATGATATTAAAAACGTATACTCTGTTGATAGTTTTGAAATAGAAATTAGTCCTTTAAAAATTAAATATTTAAGGGAGTTTATGGACATTTTTCAATTAGTCAAAGACACTAATGGCGATGATGAAGCCACAGATGTTTTAATTGAGTGCATTAGAATATGTATGAAACAGTTTCATCCAGAATGGTCTAAAAATAAAAAAGATGTAGAAGATAATTTTGACATGCCAACAATATTTGAAATATTGGATGTAGCAGCAGGCATTAAAGTTAATAAAGACTCAAAAGACTCTGTAGCAAAAAACGTCACAGAGGATAAATCGGTTTGGGCAGATCTAGATTTAGTAAAATTAGAATCAGAAGCATTTTTGCTGGGAATATGGAAAGACTACAATGAACTAGAAACCTCTATATCCATGCCAGAATTAATGGCTATTCTTAAATCAAAAAGAGAAGTTGATAACGAAGAAAAAAAATTTCTTGCTGCTATCCAAGGCATTGATTTAGATAAGAATAAGTCGCAAGAAGAAGATCCATGGACCAAGTTAAAAAATAAAGTATTTAATGGCGGAAGACCAGACAATGACATTCTTACCTATAAAGGCGACAAAGCCAAGAGGGCAGGGTTTGGGATAGGTCTGGGTTTGGATTATGAAAAAATTGAATAAAAATACGCTGGTTTTGTGATATAATTAATTCAAATCTACCTAGGAAAGGGAATATATGCCAACAACAAAAACAGATGGAACAGAACTTGTATTAATGGATGGAACAAAAATTAATGTTAGACCATTAAAACTATCGTTACTAAGACCATTTATGAAAAAATTTGAGCAGGTTGCAGCAGTAGCAGAAGATAATGATAAGTCTATGACATTGTTAGTAGAGTGTGCTCAGATTGCAATGGAGCAGTTTAGTCCAGAGTTATCAAAAGACATCGAAAAATTAGAAGAAATTTTAGACCTTCCAACTACTTATAAAATTATTGAAGCAGCATCTGGAATTAAATTGGCAGACGCAAATGCCTTGTTAAATACAGTACTCGCCAATAACTAAAAATAAACGGGGTGCAAATGAATGGCTGATGTAAACGCTAGAATTGGCGTTCAAATTGATTCGTCAGCCGCTTTAGCAGAACTAAAAAGTTTACAAAGGCAACTAGCAGCCTTTCATTCATCTCTATCAAAAGGTAGCGCAGCCTCAATTGCAGCGCAAAAAAATCTATCCACTAATCTTTTAAATTCAATCAATGCTACGGGCAAATTTACTGCCCAAATGGGACTAGTAAGAAGTTCGACAGAATCATTTACTCACTCACTTGAAAAGAACAAACTTTCAATGCGTGAGTATTTCCGTTATGCAGGAGGATCTACAAGAACATTTGGAAAATTATTTAAAGAAGAATTTAATACTATTGGCAAGGTAGCAGAAGAACGTGTTAAGAAGATGCAGACTCAATATATCAAAATGGGTCGTGACGCATCTGGAGCAATTAAAGCAATGTCAATTACTCCAAGAACATTGGACATGAATGACTATGCAACCAAAACAGCATTAGCAGCACAAAAACAGGCACTATTTAATCAATTACTAAAACAAGGATCGACAAATCTTTTAAATTTTGGTAAAAATACTCAGTGGGCTGGTCGTCAATTGATGGTAGGTTTTACAATACCACTTGCATATTTTGGAACTGTAGCATCAAAAACATTTATGGATCTTGAAGCGCAAGCCATTAAATTTAAACGTGTTTATGGAGATATTTTTACTACTGCAGATGAAACTAATAAAGCATTAAAAGAAATACAACTTCTTGCTGAAGGTTTTACTAAATATGGTGTTGCAGTTACTGAAACTATGGAGATGGCTGCCAAGGCAGCAGCAATGGGTAAAACTGGAGCAGACCTTACAGCACAAGTAGCACAAGCAACTCGACTTGCAGTTCTTGGCGGGGTAGAGCAGGGGCAAGCATTAGAAACAACTATATCAGTAACAAACGCTTTTGGAGTAGCAGCAGAAGACCTAGCAAATAAAATTAACTTCCTTAACGCAGTAGAAAACCAAACTGTAGTATCCATTGAAGATTTAACTATTGCAATCCCTAAAGCAGGCCCAGTAATAAAACAACTTGGCGGATCTGTTGAAGATTTAGCATTTTTCTTAACCGCAATGAAAGAAGGCGGAATTAATGCATCAGAAGGCGCTAACGCACTTAAATCTGGTCTTGCATCATTAATTAATCCAAGTAAAAAGGCTAGCGAAATGTTGGCTGGTTTTGGAGTTAATATTAAAGCAATTGTTGAGGGAAACCAAGGAAACATTAGAGAAACAGTCGTAGATTTTGCTCAGGCATTAGACACGCTAGATCCACTAAATCGCTCCCGTGCAATTGAACAATTATTTGGTAAGTTTCAATTTTCACGTTTATCAACACTATTTCAAAACATAACAAAAGAAGGCACTCAGGCTTCCAAAGTATTAGGCCTTGCCTCAGCGTCAATTGAAGAACTTGCAATTTTATCTGAACGAGAATTAAAGACTGTAGAAAATGCTATAGGAACTGACTTTAGAGAATCTATTGAAAAATTAAAAGTTGCTATTGCACCAATAGGAAAAACATTCCTACAGGCCGTAACTCCGATGGTAAAAGTTATAGGTTCATTATTAGATAAATTTGACAATTTAAGTGAAGGAACAAAAAAGTTTATTGTTGTAGCAGGAACTTTAGTTGGAGTAATTGGCCCTGTGTTGTTGATGACATTTGGTTTAGTTTTAAATGCTACAGCAAATATCATTAAATTGTTCGGAACACTGAGGGCTGGATTTTTAAAATCTGGCGCTAGTACCAAAGTTTTGGCTGATCAAACAAATTATTTAAATTCAGAACAGTTGGAAGCGGCAACAGTTGCAGCCTCACTGGACCAGGCTCACAATAGACTTACTCAATCATTTACAGTAGAAGCGTTAGCAGTCAAAGCATTAAGACAAGCATATATAGACGCAACAGTAGCAGCAGCAAATTTTGCCAGAACAAATCCAGGAATGATGGCTCCAGGATTCAGAAACCCTGGCCCTAAGAAATTTGCATCAGGAACAACTGGTGTTGTTGGTGGAACTTCAGGAAAAGATTCTGTGCCATCTCTATTGATGCCAGGAGAGGCTGTCATTCCTACAGAAATTGCACAAGATGAAACATATAAACCACTTGTAGAAGCGCTTGTTACTGGAAAAATTAAAAAATACGGAAAGGGAACTGTTTCTGCAGGGGATGACTATACTCACATAGGCGGGGGAAGATTAACAAATCTAGATGACATAATTGCACAAGGAAGACTAACAGAGACTGAGAAACTTCAGGCCCAAGTGTATAGAGATGTATTACAAGCAACAGGAAAATCTCCAGAAGCAAGAGCATACGGTTCTTTAGCACTTTCATTTGATCCTACATTAAATAAAGGTTTGGCAACAAGAAGTGGTGTGTCTTTAAGTGATTTTGAAAGAGAATGGACAAGCCGCCCAAATAAGTGGGCACCTTCAGGATTAACTTCAGCACAAACTCAAGCAATTGATTCAGCAATGATGGATCAAATAAGAAGATCTCCAAGAGTTACTGATGCCGTTGTAGAAAATGCTTTTAAGAATGTTCCTGAAAACATTAAATCTACCCCAGCATATCAAAAAATGCTAAGTCAATATAATAGAATTGGCGGATATTCTTTAGGAAAAGGATTGGGATCTACTCCTAAGACTAGCGCTCAAATTTTAGAGCAAGCAAAACGTTCTGGAATTATTAAAGACTTTAGAGTAGAAGAAAGACAAAGGCAGTCTGGACAAACAGCAACAAAAAGTCTTATTGTTACAACTAACGATGGAAAAGAAATAAATCTTGGTCGTGGGTCAAAAGCCAATAGAGTTTATTTCTCAGATAAATCTTTAGAAAAGGGGTACCAATCTACAACATCTACTCTGGCAGTAGCCAAAGGAGAAGTTTATCAAACTAAAGATGGAAAAGTTGGTGTAGTTGATGGACAAACTGGAGAACCAAAACCAAGTGGCAAAACAATAACAGCAAATCCAAGAGATACAAGACTTATGTCTACGTCTAATTTGGCAAGAGTATTTCCATACGGTGTCAAAGGCCCAAGATTTTCTGGCGCAATAGGTGGAGCAGATGATCCATCCTTAATGACTGGAAAAACATTTTCACAAACTGCAAGTGGTTTATATGTTCCAGAATCAAAACTTATTGATGCAATAGAAAAAAATACTGATGCATCTAAAGATAATACACAAAATGATAAACAGTCAAAAAGAGACATGAAATCACAAAAAATGAACCGTATGGCTGGCATGACAGGTCCTCTATCTATGGTTGCAGGAACTGCTGCAATGGCTGGTTATGCTACAGGAAATACTGGTTTAGGAAATGTTGCAATGGGAGTTTCTGGATTAGCAATGATTGCTCCAATGCTTGCAAATCCATTAGGTGCAGCAGCAGCAGGATTAACAGCATTAGCAGCATCTGTTGTTCTTATTAGAAGGGCATTTGATAAAGCACAAGATAGTGCTATTGAAATGTCTGAAGCAATGGGAAGTGGAAATAAAGCAATACAGGATCTTGCAATATTTTCAAATAAAGTAAGTGCTGGAGAAATTATGAATAGAAGAAGAGGAAATCTTCTTAATCCTTTTGCAGTGCAAACTGGAAAAACAACATTTGGTGAAAATTTTGTTAAATCTGAAACAGGAAAATCTATGGTATCTGGTGTTTCTGAATCTATTAAAACTGGGGGAAGGGAATCCGCACAGAGTCAATTATTAAATCAATTAGCAACCGGAATTGCTGCAGGAGCAATTAATCCAGCACAAGCCAGAAGTATTGCTGCTAACATAGCCTCAGAAATAGGAGACTACTCATTCGGAATTAGTGTTAATGCAAAACTTATAAACTTGATTGGTGTTAATGGGGAAAATTTAATAAAAGATCCTTTAAAAGTAAGAGTAGCACTAATGGAGGAATCAAGTCAAGGTTTGGCAAAACAGTCAAAACTTTTATCATCCACTGGCGCAGGGGCAATGACAAAAACACAAACAAAGGTTGGTGCAATAGGTTTCGGCGCAGGAGGTGCCGTTGCTGGCGGAATGCTAGGTGCTACCGCTGGATCAGTTGTTCCAGTTGTTGGAACAGCAATCGGAGCCGCTATTGGCGCAGCAATTGGCGCAGGAGCGCTATGGTATAGTCAAAAAGGACAACAGGAAAAACTTGGTAGGGCATCTGGAGCAAATGTTGCTATGCAAAAAATGGCCTTAGAACAAAGCCAACAGATGCAAGATTCTTTAAGACTTGAGTATGAACAAAGAATTGCTAATGCTAAGGCTGCTGGAGACACTGCAAAAGCAATCCAGTTACAAAATGAATATCAACGAGCAAATTCTACATTGCTTGAGCAAAATGGAAAATTAGTTACAGATATACAAAATACATATAAAAATTCATCTGGAGCAGTTCGTGGAGCACTTGAAACTGGATTAGACAAACAGATTACAAGTAAATATAAAGATACTGCTATGGCAGATATAGCACCACTTGCTACAGATTTATTAAGTGGCTCGTCTTTATCTAAAGAGGCACAATTTACTATAAAAATGCAATTAGCCTCTGGTCAAATGGACCCAATGCAAATTGTTAATTTGATAGAAACATTTGGGAAAGATTCAGAAACTTTAACCAAAGTTATGAATATTGTTACAAAATTTGGTGGTGCTTTTGCTAATCAAACAATGTCAGTTATTAACCTATTTCAAGATAAAAATGGAAATCCAATTAAAGAGCAACAGACAAAATTTATTGCAGACATTAGCAATAAGACTTCAGCAGAAGCAGAAAAATATTTAAAACTTTTTGCAGACATAAGTAAAGTTGGAAATGTTATGGATATTGAAGTTGCATTAACATATTACAGTAATAATCCAATTGAAGCAGCAAGAATACAATCAATAATAGATAATATTAATGAGCAAAAAGGAAAAATTGATTTAGACATTGCAACAAAAATACTAGGTGCAAAAGAAATGGAGGCCTTAAGAAAAGATCAAGAATATTTTAGTAAACTTCCAGCAGAACAACAAAAGGTATATTTGCAAACACTTACAACAATGGCAAATATTAAAGGAAATAATGCAGAAGCAATTCAAAATTGGCTAAAACAAAATCCAGGAAAAACTGAAGCAGATTATTATGTTGAGTCTGCACAAAAAGTAACAAAAATTAGTCAAGATAATACAATACCAAAAGGCAATGGGTCAACATCAGAAGGAAATAGAGATACAATCCTTGATTCAATTTTAACTGACTTAAAGCGCACAAGGGATTCAAGAATTAATGCCGAGGGTGGAGACGCAGAACTTATGCGTATTCTTGGAGGAAATAAAGATTTAACAATATTTAAAGGATTAAATCAACAACTATCTGCAATTACTGGAAACACAGATTTTATTGATTGGGTAGGGGGAATAGAAAAGGCTATTCAAGGTAAATTAATTAAAGTGAGCAATGATGGAGCAGTAGCATTAACAAATCTTGGAAAGGCAGCACAAAAAGCATATGACGAAAAAACAATTGGAATATTCCAAGCAAGACAGATTGGTTTAACAAAAACTGCTAATGATCAAAAACAAGCATTTATAAAATTAACAAAGGCAGGAATAGATAATGCAACGGCTTTAGAAATGGTTGCAGATGCAAACCTAGCAGCAGCAATCGCATCAAAGTCAGCAGGAAAAGATGCTATAAAAGCAGCAGAAGATTTTAAGAAAGCCCAAAAAATTAGTCAAGAATCTTTAAGGTTTATTAATCCTATTCAATCATTTCGTGATGATATGTCCAAGGTTTCTGAAATGCTAGACGTTCAAGAAAGTCAGGCTCGTGCTAGATATGAACCAGAAATTAAAAGAATTAACGGGCTAATTAAAGCGAACGAGGATGCAATAGATGCAAAAAGAAGATACATTGAAATAGAATATGACAGACCAATTCAGGCTCTTCAAGATCAAACTAAAAAATTAAATCACGATTTATCTTTAATAGAAAAAAGTGCAGAGTTAATAACTAAAAAATATGAAGAGCAAAGAGAGGCTCTTCAGAAAGTTTATGAGTTAAACAATAGACTTGTCCAACAAGAAAAATCCAAGATATCTCTTGCCGATGCACTATCTAGTGGAGACATATCTCAAGCAGCACAAATAGCGCAAGACATAAGATCGCAGAATCAGCAATACGCTCAAGAGGATAGTTTAAATGCTTTACAAGTTGCTCAAGAAAATCAAATCGCAGCCTTAAGATCTGCTTCTGGATTAAGCAGGGTCCAAATTGAAGAAAAAATGTATAACATAAGTTTACAAATATATGCTATTGAAGAACAGCAACAAATTAAAATTAATGAAATTATTGCATTAGAGGATCAAAACTATCAATTAAAAGTAAATCAATTGTCTGTATTGGAGTCATCCTTAAAGAAAGAAATAGATGCCATTGATGCGCAAAGACAAAGGTTTGCTCAGGCAGAGTTGGCAATACGTGCTGCTGAAGTTCAAACCGATTCATACACAGAAGCACTAAAAAGAGCAGAACAAGTTTTAATAAGAATGGTAGCCCTGGCAGCAAAACTCGCAGGGGGTGGAACCTTAGATGATGTTGAAGATACTGTTAGAGGTGGAACGCCTACAGGTCTTGATAGTACACAAAAAGGAATTGCCTCAAGATTAACTTCTGGAATTCAAAATCTTGTTAAGCAGGGTAATTACAATGCAGCAGAATCTGCAACAGTAAAAATGATGAAAGAAATTGGAGCAGTAAAGGCCATCGCTTCTACCGATGCTGTTTCTTTAAGAAAACAGGCGCTAGGCTATTTAAGTAAGGGAGGCATGGTTCCTCAATATTTTGCAAAAGGTGGTTTGTCTCGTGGATCAGATACCGTTCCCGCAATGCTTACTCCAGGAGAATATGTTATGAGTAAGTCTGCAACTCAAAGGTTTGGACCATTATTAAAACAAATGAATGAATCAAGATATCCACAAAATGCACTATCAGGATATGATTCTAGAATGATACAGGCTAATAGAAATGAAGTCACAAACAATTCCAATTCAGTGTATAATTATAGTTTAAATATTGATGCAAGTGGTGGATCAATGAATCCAAATGATATTGCTAGGGTTGTTCTTACGCAAATTAAAAACATGGAATCACAAAGAATTAGGGGGAATAGATACTGATGGCAAGTTCAGCATATTTAGGTAGCAGAAAAAAATATTATAGCCCTCAGGCTATGCTTTGGTCAGAAAATTCCGGGACCTTATCAAATGGATTTTATTACCCAATAGGAACAGAAATAGGGGCAAATAATACTGGAGTTCCAACTGACGAACAAAATACTTTTTTAATAACTAGCGATCACAATAGATCTGAGTTAAATTTTTCATCTAATAGAATTCAAAATAGGCAAAGAATGATTAATGGAAACATGAGGGCCTATAACATTGCTGACAAACTTACATTATCCACCTCTTGGCAGTTACTCCCATCAAGGTCATTTAAAAATAGTCCAAATTATGACTCTTCTGGAGTATCTCAACTATCTGGCACTTATGAGCAGTTTACTGTAGATGCGGGTGCAGGAGGCACAGAACTATTAAATTGGTACGACAATCATCCAGGACCATTCTGGGTATTTTTTGCTTATGACAACAATGCAGATCAAACTAAATATAATCAAATTGTTTTAATGTATTTTGCAGATTTTTCATACTCCGTTGTAAAAAGAAGTGGTTTCGCAAACCAAGACTTATGGAATATTAATATAACTTTAGAAGAGGTCTAGCGTGTTTAGCAATGAAGATCTATTAGATTATTTAAAAAAATCTAACGATATATACATTAATTCTTTAATAATTGCTGAATGGAACATGAATGTTCCTGGGAATATTAAAAAAATAGGTAACTATAGATATAGGCCAAATGAAAATACAAGCATATATAAAACAATTCCAAACACGTTTGATCCAGACGACCTGGGAAATTATTATGAAGACGCATTGTTATCTTATGAAAAAAAACAAAATACTTACAACCTAGATGACAGTCTACAGGTTTTTCAGTCTTTAGATGAAAAGAAATCCTTATATTATTCTTTAGAGGATTGTACAAAGCCGTTTAGGCCAAGGTCTGGAATTAACAAGACGGATTACTTTAATAATAAATATTTGCCCAATAATACAAATTTTGGAAACAACTCACCTAGATATTATATGTCATCTAGAAACGATGACTTTAAATATTGGAGTTCATATAGAAAAGAAGATGGAAAAGAAAGGGGCATTTCTAATATTAAAATTAATAACTTTAACTATATAGAAGATGCTTGTCCATTTATAGTATATAAAGATAGCGTGCCATGCAATAGAATTGTTTTTAAAATGCAGACAAACGTAGGATATTTAGACAGAGGCAATTTTGTTGGAATTTCTGAAACAATTTCAGACCCGTTTTATGGAAATAAAAACAAAACAGTTCCATCAAAATTTAAAATTCAGGTTTTAAAAAATAACAATTGGGTAGATATTTTAGATATAAATGAAAACAATAAAAGAAGTGATGACTCAGAAATTATTGCACCAGATGGATATTTAGAATTATACTACTCAAACAATGAATGGTTTTTAAAGTCAGAAGATGTTGACTATGAAACTCCATTTGTTACCGAGTTATCTAATCCTACAAAAACAACAAATGACGATTCAACTTTTTATTACAACGAATTTGAATATATTGATGGAATAAGGTTTGTGGTAAAGGCGATGAACAAATTTGATTCAACATTTGATTTAATTGAAATGTCTCCAAGACTAACCGCCAACATTTCTAGCATGATAGTTGATTTTAAAATTAATAAAACCCTTTCCGACCTATCACAGGGAGCAATTCCAGTAGGGCAACTTTTGCCATCAACGGGAAGCATTACAATTTTTGATGAAAATTTTTCTTTTAATGAAAACAATGACAGCAGTATAATTAAAGATTACTTGAATAAAAACGTTAAGTTTGTTTTTTATGAAAACATTTATAATAAAGATTTATCAGTTAATTATTTTGTTCCAATAAAGACTTTGTATTCGGATAATTTTCCACAAACAAATAATGACGGATCTTCAGTATCAATAAACTTACGTGATTTTTATTTTTATTTTGAATCAAAAACTGCTCCAAGAATGCTTCTAACTGACGTGTCTCTAAGTTTTGCAATATCAACAATTCTTGATTCTGTAGGTTTTACTAATTACACGTTTAAAAGATTAGGATATGAAAAAGATCCAATCATTCCTTATTTCTTTGTTGCTCCAGAACAAAGTTTGGCAGAGGTTTTAAACGAGTTAGCAGTTTCAACTCAAACAGCAATGTTTTTTGATGAATACAATAATTTTGTAGTTATGAGTAAAAATTACATTATGCCAGAAAAAAATGAAAGGGTTACAGATTTTAAATTAATTGGAACAAACAATCAAATTATTGACGGGGTAATTAAAAATAAATCACAAAGTGAAAATCTTCCAAACATAATTTCAATATCGTCTCAAGATAAAAAAATATATAATGACGGGAAAATAAACTATACCTCAAGATACATTCAAAGATCTTATGGGTCATTAAATCAAAGTTCTTTATTGGATAGAGAAAAAACATGGATATATAAACCAGCACTTCTATGGGAATCTTCCGGAGATGACTCCATGAAAACAATAAATGACAGAGTTTCTAAGCAATCAAATTTTACTTTATCAGCAGTGCCAATAAACTCTGATTTAGTTTCTGCTTTGCCAACAGTTAAAAATGGTGTAGTAATAAACAACATAATAGACGTTGGAGAAAATGCTTATTGGTTAACAAGATATACAGGATATTTTTATTCAAGTGGAGAAATAATAAAATACGATGCCGTTGAGTATAACATAACTGGAGTTGGTAACGTTTGGATCAGCAGCAATCAAGAATATCAAGATTACTTTGGTAATTTAAAGTTTAATGGAAAAATATATCCTACTGGACTAGTTCGTATTTTTTCTAACCCACACTACGAAACAATTGACAATCAATTGAGATTAAAGGAAGGTGCAGTTTTTGAGCACGGGAGAGCGCAGTTTGGAACAAAAATATCTAGTCATAGTGCTGGAATATCTAGTAACTGGACAGACAATTCTTATGTTCGTGGATGCACTATGAGAGCAGACTTACTATTTAATACTAGTTTAGAAATTGAGTATCCAATTACAACTTTAGGGGAGGCAGGTAAAAATGATCTTTTAGCCAAAAAATCTTTAAGAAATGGCATTATAAAAAACTTTATGTCTAATAATTTTTTAACAGAAACTCAGTTAAATAGTTTGCCATCTGCAGAGACTGGAACAATTCAATCCTCTGCTTTAGTATTTTCTGGGCCAGTATTTGAATCATCAGAAAGCCCAATAAATTTTATTTCATATGTATATAAATCATTAAACAATTCATTTAAACATTTTGGAACAAGAATGAGAATAATTGGAAAATCAGAAAATACTGATAACAGGCTACAAACTCCTACTGGTAGCGCAATATATTATCAATTGCCATCTACTCAGCCAAATCAAAACTCTAATATTGGTGGTGGCTCTGGAGGTATAGGCATAATGATAAATCCAGAAACAAACAATGGATATTATTTTGAGATTGTTGCATTGACTCAAAAAAATATAGAATCTTATACAAAAATAAATGCCGATGGAACAAAAGACGTAAATGTTTACAATATGGTTTTTTATAAAATTAAAAAAGATGCTAGCGGAAACGCTATACCAATAAAGATTTGGTCTGGACTTTCAAGTATTTTAGTAGATGATGGACAGTTTACTGGTCAGTATAGAATTGCGGGAGAAGAAAAGCCAACAGTATATGATTTGTCAGTAGAGTATGAAGACGTAGGAACATCTAAAAGGTTTTATTTGTTAATTAATAATAAAGTTGTTGGCATAGCAGATGACCCAGATCCATTGCCATTCTATAACAATGCATGCTTATTTGTTAGAGGATCTTCAAAATGTATGTTTGAAAACATTTATGCACTTGGTAAAAACTATTCTCAAAATACTGTTTTTGATGTTGCAGATTCAGTCTCTAATGTTTTTGGAGATTCTAAAATTAGTGCTAATGACTCATTTAGAAAATACGCTATGAGTGGAATTTTGCAATCCACGTATCTAACTGGTATCTCTGCTGTTCAACCGCCAGATTACAATATATACTATGATGAATTTGGTTCTATATTTAGAGAAGTAGCATATTTTAATATAAAATATGATAAAGCATTTCCAGCGTTATACGCTCAAATATCTCCAACCCCTAGTACTATAAAGGGATATGTTGTTTCTGGATTTCAAGCAGACTCTTATGGAGCAGAATTTTTAGTTTTTAATGCAACAGATTCTGCTTTAAATTTAGATGAAACTGGAGGAAATTATTTAAAAATTCAAGGTATAACTTTTACCCAAGACACAACCTACACTGCATCTGTTGATGATTATTTTAATAAAAAATCTAACTTTTCAGAACAAGACAACTTAGACACTAACACAATAAGATCTTCTTTGTTTGCATTACAAAATTATAATTATATAAAACAAAGCAGACTAAACCACGGAGTTTCTGCTTTTTCTTTAGAGACTCCTTATATACAAAATTCCTCAGACGCAGAAAATTTACTAGGTTGGATTATTAATAAATCCATGAAACCTAAAAAAATGGTTGGAGCAGAAATATTCTCATTACCAGTTTTACAATTAGGGGACATAGTTGAAATTGATTATACAAAAAATGATGTTAATATAATTTCTGATCCAGAAACTCAATTTGTAGTTTATAGTATTGAGTATGGTAGAAAAAATAATGGTCCAGAAATGACCGTATATTTGGCGGAGGTGTAAGTTGGGCGCTTTAGATGCAGCAAATTGGGCAAAACATAATCCAACAACTCCCTATAACAATTCTTTTCCAACTTATATTGACGAACAGTGGAAAATGAATAGGATGAGGGAGGAAGATAAAAAAGTAGAAAATTCAAAAGTTATAAAAGGGGATAGTCCAGACTCCTTTAATTTAACGGTAACTGTTCCAGCAACACCCCCATACATGCCTAGCCCACCACCACCACCGCCTACGGTTAAAGTTAAAAGTGCAACCCCAGAAATTATATTGTGGGATGATGCCACAATTCCAATGGAAATGTTATCAAATTTAACTCTTGAAAACATTGGGGGCCAAGAGTTACTTTCCTTGTCAAGGCACGACAGAGTGAGTGGAGAAAACGTATCCAATCAACTAATCAAAAATTTAACATTCTTTAATCAAGAGTATTCTTCAAAAAAAATATTAGGATTACAAAATACATCAGATAAATATTTTTCAAATTTTAGCATTAAACTTGAATCTAAGATTCCATTCGAGGGTAATGGTCCTGGGGGAACAAATGTATACCTAGACCCTACAACAAAAGACTTAGTTATTGATTTAATAAATTTAGAGTCAGACGAAATTATTGAAATTCAAGTAGGTGCGGGTGGTACAATATATACTATAACTGTTGGAGTTGAAGAGTCATGATAACTAATATCGGAAAATATATAATTGCTAAGTACTTGTTGGGTCAATCACCAGCATTTGCGTCATACATGGCCGTAGGATGTGGAGTTAAACCTTTAGATAATTTAACAACCGCACCAGATCATTCTTTAAAAGAAAATCTTAATTTTGAAATGTTTCGTGTTCCAATTAGTTCAAGGGGATATATTGTTGAGGATGGTAAATCAAAATTAGTTTTAACAGCAGAATTACCAACGGAAGAAAGATATGAGATATCTGAAGTTGGAATATATTCCGCTGGCGCAAATCCAAATGCAACAGCAAACGATAGTAGGCCAATTTTAGTTTTTTCTGAAACAGAGAGTTGGGAACACGTAACACCAACAGCAACAACAGACATAGCAAGAATAACAGTTCCCCTTGATTCTGCGCTATCAAATAACGTTATAGATTCGACTTTAAAAATCTTTGAAACCAATGCTGACAATAAAATATTTTATAACCAAAATAGGACAAATAGGTACGAAAGGTGCAGATATTTTAATAACGCAATTGCAATACGTGGGGACTCTTGCTCAATGACTTCTTCTGGAGGACATTTAGTTGTTGGCTCAAATCCACAATATATTAGGTTAGTAGGAACATCCGTAGATCTATCAAAAGTTTCACCGTTAGATGAATTAAGATTGGCGTTTTCAGTTATTAACAAAGACGGTGATTCAGTTGCAATTCCAGATACTGTAAAAATTATTATAGAATTTACCAACAGTTCAGATACTTCAAATTTTTCAAGATTTGAGGCGGTAGTTGACAATGGTTCGGCAAGTGGCCAACAAGATTTTGCAAATAATAGATACTGTGTAGTAAGTAAACAAAAACAAGAACTATATACAACTTCTAATTTTTCCTGGACATCGGTAAACACAATAAACATATATGCCTCAATTGTAGATTCTGGGTCAGTGTCTAGTAATTTTTATGTATTTCTTGATGCATTAAAATTTGAGAACACAACTGCATCCAACCCTTTATACGGATTAGTTGGTTATTCAATAATACAAAATGACGAAGCAACAACAATTATAAAATCAAGTAATACAAATAATTATATAGAGTTTAAGTTTGCAATAGGAGTAGGGTAATGCCTGACAATAACATTAAAAAAGTTATAATAAAAAAATCAGACCTATATCAAGTTGGAGATGTTTATGAATTAAATCATAATATTAGATATAGAGTAATTTCTGAAGACAGAAATAGATACTCCCATTGGTCCCCAATTACAACTTTAAATATTGATCCTACTGCATCCGAGGTTGGATTTATAGTTTCAGATACAAGCACTTATATCCCATATAATTTTGAGGTAGACATCGCCAAACATTTAATTAATCTTTCTTGGACAATGCCAGCATTGCAAATAGTAAACCCAACAGAAGCAGAGGTTGCATTACAACAAGAGCAGGCTGCAATTTCTGTTTTTGACGTATATGTTCAGTGGAAAACTGCAACAGTTAATAGTAATTGGATTTGGATGGGTCAGTCCTCTGGCTCTAGTTTTTCAATTTCTTATCCATACGCATCCGGAAGTCCAGACATGGCAAGATTTAGGGTTCAAAGGTATACTCTAATAAAGAAAGAATTTGATCTGGCAACTTATTTAATTACTGATTTTAAAGATTTAGACTGATATAATAATAAAGGAGACATATGGCAAAAATACCACTACCAGAAAGAGGGCAACCTTTAGATTTAACATATATCAATCAATTGGCTAATGCGGTCAATGGATTGTATAATCAGGTATCATCTAGCACAGGTAATTACGCTAAAATAAATATTACAAACAACGACGTAGTTAACGTTAAGACCTCGGAAATGGGAGTTGTAGCAGCCCGTGTAGAAATATATAATAACGCAACAGTAATCGTTGCTCAAGAAAAAGAGTTTTTTTATGACTTCAGTAACAATTTTAAATATGCCCCAATTGTTACCGCTACGCCAGTAAACATTGGAAACACATTAGCAGGTAAAAATGTGTCTGTAATTTTAAAAAATGTAACTACTTCTAGAGTAGAAGGGGTTGTAAGGTTTGGAAGTGCTGGAGATTTATCTTTGCACGTAAATTTAATTGCAATTGGCGTCCCTACTTAATGATAAAATGTTCAAGATGTAAGTCTAGGATGTTCTTAGACAGGCAATACAGCAGGGAAGATCATCTGGAATCATTTTGTTTGTCTTGTGGAAATAGAAAATTTTATAATCCGCCATCAGCATCAAGCGAGGGGAAATGGCTACTTCAAAAGGAAATATTGAAAGCGAAGAATACAATCAGTCGCCTGTAATAAAAGGCAGCGAGGCTGTTTGGTTTTTGAATAATGATTTAGTAAGAATACATCATTATAATAGGTCAAACGGAACTGTTGCATTGTATAATATTATTAAAAATAAAATTGAGTTGTGTTTTATTTTAGATTTTAAAAAAAATAGAGAGAAAGCATATACTATAACTGAGACCGCAAAAATTATTAATAGGCATAGAAAGTATATGCCAAGTTTAATAAAACGAGGAGTCATTCCTCCACCAATAGGCTGTTCTGAAAATGGTAAAAGAGGTTTTCAAATAAGAGCGTACTATTCTGAAAATACAGTAAAAGAGATTCGTGATATACTGGCAAGTATACATATTGGACAACCAAGAAAAGATGGTTTAATAACAAATAATATGACGCCTACAAAACAAGAATTGACTAGAAAGTTGGGAGATGGTATACTTACTTATACAAAAACTAAAGATGGAAGATTTATTCCAGTCTGGAATGAATCAATAAGATAACTGTTGGGAGACAACAATGGAAAATGATCAAGCAAAAATAAACGTAACATTGGGATATACATATAATTTAGGAAACTTTCAATCTCTTAGATTAGATCTTGGCGTAGTAGATAGTAAAAAAGATGGTGAAAATATAAACGATGCATTTGAAAGAGTTTATAATTTTGTTGAAAACAAACTTGCCGAAAAATTAAATGAGGCAAAGTTAGCAAAATTAGAAATATCTGAATAATGGCAGAGCGCAAGGACCGAATGGCCTTGTTGAGTCGTTATAGTAAGTTTCACACTGCTAAGTACGAAAAGAAGGCTATGCTAAACCTAAATGTAGAACAATGGGCATCTGATGCCTTAATAGATTCTTACGGACTTGCAAAATGCTATGAGTTGCTTGAGTACTATTTTGCCCACTCTTTGTCCCCCTCTTGGAATTATTTTGCATACAATTGTGAAAAAATATTGCAGTCAAAATTAGATAAAATTTATGATGATGAAGCAAGATTAGAAAGAAGAAAAAAAGCAAAGGAATGGTTAAGTGAATAACACAGAGTCTAAACTAATATCTGCACTACTAAGTGATAAACAAATGCATGTTTTATTACAGGCTAATGTTGAAAATTTGTTAAAGACCCACACCGACCTTTGGATATTTATTAGAAAATATTATGAGGCCAATAATTCTGTTCCTCCACAATCACTTATTGTAGATAAATTTAGAGACTTTCAATTTGTAGAAAATGTTGGGGCGACAAAATACCATTTAGAAGAATTACAGTCTGAATACTTAACTGATAGCCTTAAGGGTATATTGAGGTCGGCTGCTTCAGAAGTGCAGTCTGGAAATGGAGAAATTGCTTTAAATGAAATAATTAATA